AAAACCAAGTAGCGGGCGACCACTACAAAAAATTAAAGATACAACCCGTGGAGTTCATCCACGCAAACAACCTCAACTTCTTGGAGGGCTGCATCGTTAAACGAATTACACGTTGGCGAAATAAACCTGCGAGTCGACGCTTTGAGGACTTAGAAAAAATCAAGCATGAGATCGACTTGCTCATAGAACTGGAGGGGCGCAATGAAACTAATTAACACGATACTAAACATGATTACACCAACAGCATCACAGAACGCCGCAATGAACTCAATCAACTCGATGACTGCAGCAAACCAATACAACGGCCCGCTTGGCCAACAGACGGCAGTGAAAAATCCAACCAAGTCAACTAACAAACAGATTTTTTCTGGGCGCATTGAGGTTATGCAAGTAGCCAACGGTTATGTCATCAACATAGCTACAAGAGAGGGGTATGAGATGGATACATACGTAGCATCCACTATTGCAGAAGTTAACGAGCGCATTGCAGCTTCGATGGTCAGCTTTCAGTTAGGTAAAAAATGAAACCCATAGTTATTGACTTTGAGACTTTCTGGAGCGTTGACCACACGCTTACCAAGATGTCTCCTACCGAGTACGTAATGCATCCGGAGACGGAAATTATTTCGGTGTCCATCAAGGAGGGTGCTGAACCAACATACGTTTTGTTTGGCGAAGCAATAATCCGAGAGCACTTACACAGCATGGACTGGAGCAACGCTATGGCTATCGGGCACAACATGTCCGGCTTTGACGCGATGATTCTTACTACACGCCTAGGTGTACATCCAAAGATGTACGGCTGCACCGCAGCTATGGCTAGGGGTAAATACTCAAAGACCAGCGTTAACTTAGGAGGCAAAGCACTCATAGGCGTATCCCTCAAGAAGATGGCTGCGGAGTTGCGGTTGGGAAAGAAGCTAGACCTAGAAGCTACCAACACTAAGGGTAAACACCTACGTGACTTTTCTTCCGGAGAACTGGTTGCGATGGCGGAATACAACAAAGTAGATACAGACTTGTGTGCCGCGCTGTTTACTGTACTGGCTAGGGGATTCCCCAAGGCCGAGCTGGTGCAGATTGATATGACTACTCGCATGCTAGTTAACCCAGTGTTTGAAGTTGACTACCCAATGGTTAACCTTGCACTGGCTACAGTTAAAGCCGAGAAGCGCGAGTCGTTGTTGAGTCTGGCTAAGGCGCTGGGGATAGCAGACTACGCCGCAGCCACACTAGATAGTGGCATACCAATTGAGGAGCAAATCAGGACTGAGCTTGCAAGTTCCAAGAAGTTCGGAGACTTGCTGTTTAAACTGGGTGTGCAAGTTCCTATGAAGGCGTCCCCCACTAACCCGGAGAAGATGACTCCTGCACTAGCCAAGACAGACGAGGCGTTTATCAAACTCCAAGACCACCCCAACAAGTTGGTATCTGCTGCCGCTACTGCTAGGCTAGAGGTTAAGTCTACGCTTTTGGAGACACGGCTTGAGGCTTTCTTGAAGGCTGCCAATGTATGTGGCGGTAAGCTGCCAGTGCCACTCAAGTACTGCGGCGCGGATACTACTGGGCGGTGGAGCGGTGAGCAGTACAACATGCAGAACCTACCGCGCATTGACCCCAAGAATCCTAAAGCATCCGATGCGTTGCGTATGTCGTTGCGAGCTCCTAAGGGGCACAAAGTAATCGTGGCTGACTTGTCAGGCATTGAGTTGCGCGTCAACATGTTTCTGTGGAAGGTTCCCTACGCTATGGAGCTGTTCAAGGCAGACCCCGCGAAGGCTGACCTGTATAGGTACTTTGCTGCACACGACTTGTACAACATCACCGAGGCAGAAGTTACGAAGAACCAACGGCAGGTAGGTAAGGTTGCTCACTTGGGACTTGGCTTTGGTGCGGGTGGTGCTACCTTTCAGAAGGTTGCTAAGCTTATGGGGGGATTAGATATTGACTTGGTAGAGTCTACGCAGACTGTGAACACTTACCGAGATGCCCATGCTGAGATTGCCAATGGGTGGAAGCTGTTCCAAAATAACCTCACCAACATCAAGCAGGGGGTTGAGGCTGCAATTGATCCTTGGGGTATGTGTGTAACTGAGAAGAACGCAGTGCGGCTACCGTCGGGACGGCGTATCTACTACCCCGACCTAGTGCGGGAGAGCGATAACGGCAAGACCGAATGGTGGTATGGCAACGGCCGGTCTAGAGCCCGCATTTATGCAGGTAAAGGCGTTGAGAATCTTGTGCAAGCACTTGCACGAGACGTCATTGCAGAACACGCATTCCACTTCAGAAAACAGACTGGTTTAAGCCCCGCGATGATGGTGCATGACGAGCTGGTGTATGTAGTCCCCGAGGCAGAAGCAGAGCCTAAATTAGAGCTTTTACAAGGTCTTATGCGTGAGGGAGTATCGTGGTGGCCTGAGCTGGTAACGTGGTCAGAAGGCGACATAGCGGACTGCTACGGGTCTGCAAAATAAAGTTGACGAACTCCTATTTTCTGATAAAGTGGGGGTTCAAAGTAAAAAAGTTCCTTAGTGTCGAATGGCACTTTAGGAGCGCAACCGCATTGGAAAATCATGGCAAACCCCGCATGGACGTACTCGCAGTTAGATACGTTCGAGAACTGCCCACGTAAGTTCTACCACTTAAAAGTCAAGAGAGACATTGTGGAGCCGCCTACCATTCACACCGAGTGGGGTACGAAAGTACATACTGCATTTGAGAACTTTGTACTGCACGGAGAGTTACTCCCCGAGGGCATGCAGCAGTGGCAAGCGATAGCGTACAAACTTGCAAAGCTGCCCGGAAAAAAGTTAGCAGAGCGTGAGTTTGCTATTGACAAAAACTTTCAACCGTGCGATTGGAAACAAGCATGGAGCCGAGGCATTGCAGACTTAGCAGTTATACAAGGCAAGACCGCTGCGGTTATGGACTACAAGACAGGCAAGCGTAAACCGACCGAGCAGTTAGACCTCTATGCAGCGTACACGTTTCACCACTACCCCGAGATAGATAAAGTCACTACAGGTTTTATTTGGCTCAAGGAAAAAAAGATTGACTGGAAAACAATACAACGCACAGACCTACCAATTATTTGGCAAGGGTTTGTACCAAGAGTTGCCAAGCTAGAGTCAGCATACGATAGAGACCGCTGGCCTCCGAAGACGTCAGGTCTATGCCGAGCATGGTGTCCAGTATTGAGTTGCGAATTTAATGGGAGGCGCGATGGCAACAACACCTGAGGGCAAAGTAAAAGATGCTGTGCGCCGATTACTGAAAGCAAAAAATGTTTGGTACTTCCAACCAATGCAAAACGGTATGGGCGTTGTGGGTATACCGGATTTTGTGTGCTGCTGGAACGGACGATTCATTGGCATAGAAACTAAGGCTCCCGGAAAGCGTAGCCAGACTACACCGAATCAACAACGGGTACTGAAAGAAATTACCGACCACGGAGGAAGTTCTCTGGTGGTTGATGACATAGTTCAATTGGAAGACTTTTTTATTAACACTGCATGGAGAGCATGATGGTTACATCCACTAAACGTAAACTGGAATATCAAGCGGCCTACAACGCCCGCCCCGAAGAAACTGCTAAGCGAGTGAAGAACAACGCGGCGCGGCGCGGTGCTATCAAAGACGGCAAAGTCAGCGTAGGCGATGGCAAAGACGTAGCACACAAGAAGTCACTGGAGAACGGCGGTGGTAATACCCCGGGCAACACTACAGTACAAGACAGAAGTAAGAATCGTGCTTGGCGTAAAGGCAGTGGCTCATACAACCCCGATAAATAAATGATAGTCCACAAGGAAAAAAAGGCTGTCGTATTTAAATTAAAAAATCCATCAAGGATTACGACAGTCATACCAACTGCTAAGTTGGCAAACCACAACGGTCAAACGCTTGTCGCAGTACCGCACAGGCCGGACGAAACTCGTGTCTTACGTAATTTAGGATTCGATGTTCCTGACCCGATGCCCATTCACTACGACTGGCCGAAGGTAAGCGGACGGCATATGCCGTTTGAAGCACAGCGCACAACGTCATCGTTTCTATCCATGAACAGCAGAGCGTTCTGCCTTAATGACATGGGGACTGGCAAAACTAATAGCGCACTGTGGTCATTCGACTACCTACTCCGCGTCAAGCAAGTTAAAAAGATGTTGGTAGTGTGTCCGCTGTCTACTATGGAGCGCACATGGGCTGACTCCGTGTTCAATACGTTTCCGCATTTAGATGCTGTGGTGTTGCACGGTACTAAATTGAAGAGACTAAAACTTCTTAAGCAAGACGTTCATATCTACATCATAAATATTGATGGCCTGTCTACCATTGCAAAGGAATTAAAAAACAGACCCGACATTGACCTTATCGTTGTAGACGAGCTTGCCTTAGCTCGCAACGCTGGTACAGATCGTTGGAAGACGCTGAACGAAATATGCAACAGGCAAACGTCCCGCCGTGTGTGGGGTATGACCGGGTCACCAACACCTAACGCACCTACCGATGCGTGGGCACAGTGCAAGTTAGTAACTCCGGACAATCCACTTACACCCAAATATTTCAGCGCGTTTAGGGATAAGGTCATGCGACAGATAACGCCGTTCAAGTGGCTGGCTAGACCCGCAGCTAACGATGTTGTGTATGAGATGATGCAGCCCTCTATTCGGTTCTCGTTGGACGACTGTACTGACTTGCCCGAGCAGATTTTTATTACACACGATGTGGTCATGACACCACAACAAGCCAAGGCGTACAAGGACATGCTGTCCACGTTGGCAACTGAATACGCTGGTGGACAGATTCTTGCAGTTAACGAAGCAGTCAAGGCCAACAAATTAATTCAGATTGGCTGCGGTGTCGCCTATGGGACAGATGGCACTAGCGTAGTCATACCTAGCGGGCCTAGAATAGAACTGCTCAAAGAAATAATCGAAGAGTCAGATGGCAAAGTGATTGTGTTTGTACCACTGACCGGAGCATTAGAGATG